CTCACCATCTAGAAAATAAAAGGCTATTTCTCCACTTTCAAAGGCTACTATAGCCGTAAATAATTCTGAACCACATAAACATATATCACCTATTGGATTGCCACGTAAGTCCATAGCATTACTGTAATCTTTCTTAAACAAATCTTTTATTTCTTTAGGCTCTTGTGTCATCGTCTTCATCTTCTTCTTTAACATCTAAGTTATCTACATCATTATAGGTACGCCATCCACCTAGATTTCTTATTAAAGAATTAACTGCACGTTCAACTCTCTTGCGTGCACCATCAGCAGATGTGTTTAATTCTTTGGCTAACTCACTCCACTCGGAGTTATCTGTCGTAAAACGTAGCCTTAAAATATTTTGTTTAGCCTCTGCTAACTGGTTGTAAGCCTTTTCTATATCTGACCTAAGAACTAACCAGTTATTTCCATCTGTAACTTCACCTGATTTGCCGAACTGAAAGTTAAGGTCTTTAATTTTTGTTGGTATCTCGTAACTATCCGCCAGGATAGATGGCAAAAATGCTTCAACAACTGAGGCATCGTAATAGTATAGGTCAACCATATCGTAACCAAACTTACGGGCTTTTTCTTGCTCACAATATTTTAGTGCAGCATTACGCAATGATTTTGCGATTAGTTTTTCTTTATCTTTAGGTGGTAACTTAGACCACTCTGTATATTTATTTGGATGGGTAACAAACCACATCCATAGAATTTGTTTTATATCTGCAGTTTCAACTATAGAATATTTTCTAGAATACTCTTGGGCAAGGGAGGATACAAGCAAATTATATTCTTGTACCCATGCCTCAGTCATAAATTAATCTGTGCCTTCCCATTGTCCTCTTTGTACCAATAGTCCTATTATAGCATAGTTAGCCAGGTCTATAAGGGTATCTTCAATGGATTCAAAATTGGGCGTGGCGTCCTTATCCGCTAGGTTATTTAGCCTAGCCAGTTTGTCATACATCCTCACACGCAATCCATTCATAGCACCGCCAGGAGCAAGGGCTATATTTAATGGCCCATAATCCTCTTGTTTTCTCATCATAATACTACGCAGTTCGTTAAGTATTACATCAACATCACTTGGATTCTTCATCTAATATCTCCTTCATACTGGTATCAAACTGTTCCATTGCTGATACTACTTGTATTTCATCTGTAAATTGTTTGCCTTCTCCTATGCTACTAGCGTATATAACTGTAGCCAGAAGGGTAAGCATACGCATAGCATCATCTGGTTCTTCTTTTATAACTAAATATATATCTCTTAATGCATTTAATATATCTAACCCTTGTCCGTCTGATATGGCAAGGCCAACCATGCGTCTATTATCTCCTACAAAATCCCAAAATTCTTCATCATTGTCCCAAGCATTTTCGAATTCGCTCATCTATCCATTCCCTTCCTTCTTGCACAATGATACTGTTAACATCGTGTCCTTCTGGCATTTGTAATAAATTAACATTATGTAATTCTCTACTTAATCTTTTACCAAACTCTAACCCTGCGTTATCACCATCGGCTAATACAATTACTGTTTCAAAATCATCCAGTATTTTTGCATAGTATGGTCTCCAATTATTAACTCCAGGTATACCAACTGATGGATGTCCTGTCTTAACTGATAGAACTACTGTGTCTAATTCACCTTCAGTTACACATACATAACTACCTGCTGTTAGTACTACTTGTGCATTAAACATTGTAGTCTTAGCCCCAGGTACACCCATATACTTAGGGTCTTCATGATTGTTTGTGCTTCTAAATCTTATATCAACCACACCTGATGGTGTGATGTAAGGGATTGCTAATCTATTTCTATAAGCCTCATGACCTGGTAAAGGTTCTGCTACTACACCTAAATTAAAACTTCTGGCCTCTTCTACCGAGAGATGCCGAGTTGAAAGATACTCTTCTGCTAGATGAAGATGCTTTGCGTATTGGTCTGTTGCCTGTAAGAGATATGCTCTCTGCGAATTTGATAGCCTCAATATAATTACCTCCTTCTTTATACATTATTAAATCATATACATCACCTTGCACTTCGCAACCAAAACATTTAAATCTATTATCATCAAAGTTAATGGCTGCTGATGCATGTTTATCACCGTGAAATGGACACTTCATCTTGCGCCAACCATGCCCTACGGCTGGCAGGGTGGCGCCAAGTTGTTCTAAGTAGGCAGCAATACTGTGCTTATCCATAACAACAATCCTATCAGTTCTTGTTGAAAAAATGTTAATAGTATTAATAATTCATTTATCATTTATAATTTTCCTAATTAATTCTATCCATATTTTTGCTGGCATTGTGGCATACCATTCTCCTACATCTCCTTTACCTATTCGTTTATGTATAACTACACCTGTCCATGCTTCATCATTTTTAATTTCTACTTCTAGTTCTTTTACCCATGCGGATAGGTCTAGTTTTATATGGTTTTTTACCTCTATAACTACACCATTAACTCCTGCTATATCCCCTTTGTCTAAGTGTGCACCTGCAATCCTACGTTCTACATAAGGGAACCATTTTTTTAACCAATTAACTACATCTCTTTCTGCACTAGAACCCTTTGCTTTGCGTGGATTGCTCATTCAAACTCCTGTTGTTGTGGCATATAACGAATCACTACATCATCTAGATACATAGATTCTGGGTTGAATGCAAGAGTAACATAGTTGTTACCTGTTTGGTCTGCTTTACCATAGCGATTCTTAACTGCTGCTACGCATAGGTAATTCATATCTGCTTGTTTCATCTGACCAATAGTTAATACCATGGCTGGTATCTGATTAACTAGTCCTTGAACTGATGACCTTGGCTGACATGGACTGCCTTCGTATCCTTCTTTGGTATGGTGCAATACAAGTAGTGCTGCATTTGTATCTCTGGCTAGATACTTAAGTTCTTTCATGGCTGCACGCATACCACCAAACTCATCGTGTCCATCCATTGCTATGTCCATTAGATTATCTACAACTATAAGTGCTGGACTCTTGCCCCATATGGTTTCAAATGCTGATACTTCTTCATCTAAATCTTTTAGTGTTGGGCTGGATTCAAAGCACCAAAACAAATGATTACCATTGGCTAATACTTCTTTTGCTTTTTCTGGTTGGCGTTTGATTAATTGTTCTGCTTGTTGTTGGCTAATGTTACCTGTCATTGCAATTAATCTCATAGCCATAGTGTGTGCATTAGTATCTGCGCTAAAGTAAAGAGTTGGTAGTTTAGTTTTAGCAGCAATTGCTAATGCAATTGATGATTTACCTGCACCTGGAGTGCCTGCTATTACTGTTACTTCTGCTCTGCGTAATATAATTCCTGCGTTTTCAAATACTTTAAATACTGCAGGTAATGGTTCGCCACCCACATTAGTATTGTTAACACTTCTAATTAATGTTTTCATTACTCTCCTTTATAGAAACGGGGACTGGCACCACTACTCAGTCCCCGTTTGCTGTTAGATACTAAGCGAAGATTGGCTTAGTTCTTTGCTCTGTTGGAATCTTTGGTCCAGTCCAACGAGGTCCTGCTGCTGGGTCATAAAACGCTTTGTATGGTTTGCCAGTTGCCTGTGCCTTGCCATACTTTAGAACCATTACTCCGCGTTCACATGTTGGTGCACCTGGCTTGTTGTATACCCAAGTGTTACCCCATTTATCTTCTACTGTTTCTTCTCCACCTGATTCTGTAGGTGAGATGTTTGAATTAAAACTAGAAGCAATATCTGCTACGGACATTGGCTTACTTGCTGATGTCCCTTTAACTGCTAGTTCTACTTCAGTAACTGCATCGGTAATTGTATGTATACCTTGTGCAATCATGTCAGCAAATTGGTCTGCTGTATCTGCACGCAGAGTTATCTGTGTGCCTCCTGCTGTTTTGAGATTGATACTGATTGGTGATTCAGTGCTACTCATTTTTCTCCTATTCAAATGTAGTGGTTAAACCTTTTTGGTCTCTCCACTTTCTTGCTTTTATGGCTAATTGTAAACCTTTCCAGCCCTCTTTAATATCTATCCACACTAACTTACATGTTCCAGTTCCTGCGGGTAGATGGATAATGATAGCCTTATCTTTGTTTACTTCGCCCCATGTGCCACGGGTTGCCGTTGCACTATCATACGGCAAGCCGTTAGCATAGATAGCCAACTGTATTGCGATATTACTTGGATGGTCTATGCGACCAGTCTTTATATCTGCAATAAATAACTCACCGTTATACTCAACAAGCCTGTCTGGTGTGCCAGCAATTTTATATTTATCTAACACACTGAACTGTTCAATGAACCGCTTGTTAAGAATCTTTGTTGCATGTTCATAGGCTTTAATATCTGGTGCCCATTCATCTGGTACCACACCTAAGTCTTGTCCTAAATCCAATCGTTCTGCAAATGAATGGATTGCTGTGCCTATGTTGGCTGCTTTGTTTGCGCCTGCTACTTGCATAGCGTCTTCAATTAAAGAGTTAACTGCCATCTTATCTTCTTGTGCTGCACTAATAGATAATAATATATCTGGTCGTGTAGTTAATCCAATGGCTGCCATTCGCATTTTCCATGCGACTAATGCTGAGGCATCATCCAATGAGTTAGCAATTGTAGTTGCTCTTGTATAAGCCACTGCTTTCC